TAAAGTCTGATGGCCACAGGGGGCCAGACTTTATTAACAATGTAGATATTTTATTTTCTGGATGCTCTCAAACGTTTGGTATTGGAGTAGAAGATGGTGAAATATGGGGAGAGATTGTGGCAAAAAATCTGGGCCTTACATATAACAACTTATCATTCCGTGCTGGATCGGCAATGCAATGTATTTTAAACATATTTAATTATTGTAAAAAATACGGTAACCCAAAATACATATTGTGTGCCTTTCCTCCATTAACCAGAACATTTGCATTTGTAGACTCTGAATTTTTAACATCTAAACCCTATGAATACCTTTTAATGCAAAGGTATGGTAGCGATTTAGGTCCATATAGATCAATAGAGGTAGCAAAAAAAGATACTTATTTAAAAATGCCAATAACGGTAGATCAAGCATTTTCAAATGAGCACAGGGTTTGGGTAAATTTAATGTTTATTTCAATGTTAGAAACATATTGTCATTCAAATAACATAAAGCTTTTGTGGACTAACTGGGTAGATGTGTATAATAATAAAAATGAATTAATGAATACTGAATTTAATAACTACTTTACTATTGATAAAAACTGGGACCAGACAGTGCCTTTAAAAGAAACAGATTTATCTAAATATAACAAATGTCATCAGGATATGAAAAAAAGCCATAGCAAATCTTTTGACAGAGGAGCAGATTGGGAGCTACACCAAAATGCTCATTATCTGGGTCATTGGGGGTCTCACACCCACACACACGTTGCAGAAAATTTTATAGAGGAGATTAAAAATCGTGGACTATAGATTTTTTATTTATATGTGTTATACACTTATTGGGAAATTTAAAAAAATATTTACTAAAAAAAAAGATAGGTATATATATTGATAATTTTAGGAATTAATGAGACGTCTCATGATGCCTCTGTATCTTTAATTAAAGATGGAGACATATTGTTTTCTGGGCATGCTGAAAGATATAGCAAGCAAAAAAATGATTGGTTTACAAATGATAGTTTAATTAAAGATGCATTAGAGTACGGGTATCCAGATAAAATAGCTTATTATGAAAACAGATGGCTAAAGAAGGCCCGTATAGCCATTCATGGCGGGTTTGGTGGTGACAAGCCATACTTTCTTCAAACACCCCTTAAAAAAATTCCTAGGGCTTCCTTTGGGCATCACAAATCCCACGCAGCAGCAGGATACTACACAAGTAATTATACAGATGCGGTTATTGTAGTTTTAGATGCAATTGGAGAATTTAATACTTCTACGGTATGGGTAGGAGAAGGATCTAACATTAAACAAGTTTACAAACAAAACTACCCTGTAAGCTTTGGACTTTTTTATTCCGCATTTACTCAGCTTATAGGGTTAATGCCAAATCAAGAAGAATACATTATGATGGGAATGGCTGGTTACGGAGATCCAAATAAATATTTAAAAAAAGTTAATGAATATTTTCCAAGCATAACAAAACAAAAATACAATTTTCATAAAGGAATTACTGACTGGGGCTGGGTGTCAGACCAAGATAAATTTGATATTGCAGCCTCTGCTCAATTAATTTATGAACAAAGACTAATTGAATTTATGAATATGGCTAAATCAATAACTGAAAAAACAAATTTAGTTTTTATGGGAGGCTGTGCCCTTAACTGCTCTGCCAACACATTGCTTTGGAAAATATTTGATAGCGTTTGGATTATGCCCAACCCAGGAGATGCTGGAAGTTCATTGGGAGCAGCAGCGTTATTGTATGGCAAACATTTAAATTGGAATGGTCCATATCTTGGATATAATTTATCAGGAGAATATCCCGTTAATGAAATTGTTGATGAAATATTAAAAAATAAAATAGTAGCAGTAGCAAACGGAAGAGCCGAATACGGACCAAGAGCATTAGGAAATAGAAGTATCTTAGCGGATCCCAGAGACCCAGACATTAAAAATAAAGTTAACTTAATTAAACAAAGAGAAAATTTTAGGCCATTTGCACCAGTAATAATGGAAGAGTGTGCTAGCGAATGGTTTGAAATGAATTTTACTTCACCATACATGCAATATGCCGTCAAATGCAAAAAACCAGACTTAATTCCCTCTGTTGTGCATATTGATGGAACTTCAAGGGTGCAAACAGTAAACAAAAATCAGCACAGAGGATTATGGCGTGTTTTAAATAAGTTCTATCAGCAAACAGGTGTGCCTATTTTATTAAATACTAGCTTAAATATAAAAGGGCAACCGCTATTAAATGATAAAAATGATATCATTGACTGGCAGGACCATTATAAGTATAATATACTAACTGAGCAACAGTAGCTTAGTTGGTTAAAGCCCCGAACTCATAATTCGGTAACCGTAGGTTCGAGTCCTACCTGTTGCACAAGGAGATATTTTGGAAGACTCAGAAGAACAGTTTGATATAGACTTAGAGTATTACATTGAAATTGGTGCTATTGAAATATCTGGTGTAGATGAGTACGGCGAAATAATTTTTAAAATTACAGATGAAGCAGAGGAATTGGCTCCAGAGCTATGGCAATCTCATAAAGACTATATAGACAAAACACTTCTTGATCTTTATGAAAAAGATTTAATATCTGTGGAATATAACGAAAACCTTGAGGCAACAATTACTTTAACAAAAGAGGCAAAAAAAATAGCAAGACAGCATGGCATGATAGAAATCGAGGAGGAAGATAATGAATAAAAAGATTAACATATATAAAAAAGAAAACTTTTCTGGACTTCAATTTGCAAAAGGTTTAGTGACTTTTATGGATCCACTTTATTTTTCTAAATTATTAAGTCATGAAAAAAAATTAGGTATCCCAGAAGACGAAAATCACACATATCAATATAACTCTTCTGGATTTAGGTGTGATGATTTTACTAAAAGTCATAACGGGAAACATATACTTTTTGCTGGCTGCTCGGAAACAGAAGGAATGGGACATAAATTAGAAAATACTTGGGCGCATCAAGTATATTCAAAAATATCAGAAAATGAAAAATGTTCTGGATTTTTTAACGTAGGAGCAAGAGCTTTAAATATTATTGCAATTAATAGACAAATATTAAATTATATTTTAGAGTATGGAAAGCCAGATTTTTTATTTGTTAACTACCCAGATTTTTATAGATTCTCTCATTGGAATGAAGAAAAATTAACATGGGAGCCAAAATGGGGACTAGAGTCTTTAGCTTCTTATAATTTAAAAGATAAATTCTTTTTAAAAGACTTTAAAGATGCTAAAATAAACGATACTGAATCATTTTTGATTGAGAATAACTTCAATGAAGAAATTATGAATACAGCACAGCACGTTAATGGCAAACTAATGATTCCTGAATATATGACTGATGAAAGAAACTCTGATTATGTTGTACACTCAATACAAAATTTTCTAATTATGGAACAACTTTGTAAAGCAATGGACATAGGTCTTTTGTGGGGAACATGGGACCAGTACGGAGCTTCAACTATTAGACAAAGTGATTTATTTAAATCATATGTTGATTTTGGAAATGTTAAAAATAATTATAAATGGGCGGAAGAAAATGGGTATACAGCAAGAGACGTAGCTGCAAGAGATGTAGGTCATATGGGAGTTGCTTGCCATAGATATTGGGCAGAACAAATTTTAAATAAATACCAAGAGATAAACAGCGAATGAAATTTCATTGGATGCATAGATTTGATTTTGGAAATACAGAATCCCAATTAATTGAAATGTCAAAGGTTTTAGAAAAATCAAAAGCTTATTCTGTTTTATTAACATATTCAATTTTTTCCCCAGATTTTGTTCCATTTTTGCCAAGCATGATAAAAGAAACAAAAAAACTTAAATTTATGATGGCTTTTAGACCATACACTATAAGCCCAGAATATACAATTAGATTTTTTAACACAATGAAATTAAATTTTGGAGACAGATTAACATTTAATATGGTTGCTGGCAAGATGCTAGAGCAAGAAGAAAAAACAGCAATTGAAATGTATAATCTTGAAGAATCATTAATAAATACAATTGATAAAAGAATAGAGTTTACAGATCAATGGGCAAATAAATTTTTTAACTCTATGAAATCAAAAGCACCAATCTCCTATACAATAGCAAACTCTCCATCTACACTTGAACTTGGAAATAAATGGACTGATTATATTATTTTTCATGAAAGCAGGTTAGAAGAAAATTATGCTAAAGCAAAAAACACTAAATTAGTTTTATGCATTGATCCACTCATTAGAGAAAATAAAGAAGATCTAGACTCAGAGATAGAATATTATTATCAATCATGGAGAAGCAATAAAGCTGATAGGCCCTCTGTTTGGGAAAAGCAAGATCATTCAATTCGTGGCAACATGGAAGAAGTTAAAGAACAAATTAGAAACATATCTCAAAAATATGGGGTAAATGATTTTATGATAGTTACTAGCCAAAAAGACATATCCAGCCTTTTGAAGCTTATGGAAGAAATGTCTGACTGGTAGAATTTTTTAATAAATGATATAATAATATATAGGTCGCCGAATGGGGCCTAATTTAAATTATTCGCTTGAAAGGGGAATAAAATGGTAACAAAACTTGCTATGGATCTTTTCAATGATCCATTTTTTATTGGATGGGATACAAATTTTGCAAAAATGCAATCTTCAAACTCTAACTATCCAATTTACGATCTAGTCAAATTCGATAATGGTGCCTACGGCATTAGCTTGGCAATTGCTGGATTCCAACGTGAAGACATTAGTATTTACATTGAAAATAATAATTTAGTAATTAAAGGTGAATTACACGGAGAACACTGGGATGGAGAATATATCCACGAAGGAATTGCCAAAAGAAATTTCGAAAGGTCATTTTCATTAGGAGAATATATGGAAGTTGATCTTGCCGAAATGAAAGATGGCATGCTCCACATACACATTAGTAAAAATGTCCCAGAAGAGAAAAAACCAAAAGTCATCAAGATCAAATAAATAGTATAATAAGAACCTGCACCCTTTCATCGGGGAGTCGCAGGTATGTCGGGGGAGACAGCGACATTAAATAACTGATTGACCTGAGTAAGTCTGTAAACTGCTCATTATAAATTTAAGGAGTATAATGTTTGAGTATTATGTTAAAAAAGTAAGTAAAGTTGTTGACGGAGACACAATTGATGTAGAGATTGATCTTGGTTTTGATATTTCATTTAGCTCAAGAGTAAGGTTGGCAGGAATAGACACTCCTGAAAGCCGCACCGCAGACAAAATAGAAAAAGCTCTTGGTCTTGAATCTAAAGAATATTTAAAGAAAGCAATTGATGCGTCTAAAACTGTTGTAATTAAAACAGAAAAAATGGACTCATCGGAAAAATATGGACGTATTCTTGGATGGGTATTTCTAGACGGATCAGAAGTTTCAATAAATCAAAAAATGATTAACGAAGGATACGCTTGGGGATACATGGGGGAGACTAAAGTAAAAGATTTTGATGCTTTAGCAAAACAAAAAGCAAAGAAGAAGTAGATGCCAACCTATGAGTATGCATGTATAGAGTGCGACTTAGATAAAGAAGTCGTAAAACCTTTTTCTGAAGCAGATTCTGCAGAGGTCTGTAAAAAGTGCGGGTATCCAATGAATAGAGTTTACGGATCTTTTGGTATACAATTTAAAGGAAATGGCTTTTACAAAACTGATAATCCTAAGTAACTAATAGTATTTAAATAGGTATACATGATATAATTTCAATGTAACAAAAATATTGTTGCATTGGAGATCCAATTGAGTAGAAAGTTAAAATACTTTTTAGCTAGCCTTTTCGTAACGGGTTGGCTATTTTTTATTGGACCAAGTTATGCTTGGGCTACAGATCAAGGCGGACAAGAACAGGTAGTAGTAAGCCCAGCGCAACAAGCAGTTAATGACGCTCTTGTAACGGCCACTACCGAAGTTGCACAGGCGGTATCAGCATCAGAAACAGCAACTGCAACAATTACAACTGCCGTTGAGGCAGTAACAGCATCTAACACAGCCGTATCATCAGCAACTACTGCAGTCACTGCAGCAACTACTGCGGTATCAGAAGTGCCTTTGCTTACAGAAACAGCAACTAATTTAATTCAATCAGCACAAACATTAATAGAATCAACTACAGCAACCATAGCAACAGCAACTACTGCGTTAGCAGCAGTAACTCCCGCACAAACAGAGGCTCAAACACAATTAACTCAGGCAAACGTTGCAATCAATACCGCTCAAGATGCTGTAAATGCATTAGCCGCAACAATTGGAGCATCAACAAATGTATTGGCAAATACAGACGATGCGGGCATTCGAATGAACCTTCCATTTAATTTACGTATGGGAAACACTGTTTATAATAATGTGTATGTAGGTTCAAATGCAACTATTACTTTTGGTGTTAACGAAGGACAAAATTATTATTCAACACCAACTGCCCCTTCTATTTCTATAGCAGGATATGACTGGACCACTTGGAGTAGTGGCTCTGGAGTTACCTACTCAACAACAACTAATACTCTTTCAGTGGCTTGGGATGTTCGTGTTTATCCTTTAAGAACAGCCGATACTCAGATGACACAAATTAGATTTAACGCTGATGTAAACCCAGCAGACGGTGCTTGGTCGGCAGATGTAAGTGTTACTGGTCCTATACCTAATGGTGCTCGTTTTAATACTAGATCAAGTACTAATGGAACAATTACTCCTATCACTGATACGAATTCTGGGCCTGGATTTAATGGAACTATTAGTCAAGGTGCATCATTTACACCTACACCAGATCCTTCAACAGCAGCAATACAATCAGCAATTGATACAGCTAATGCACAAATTACTACATTAAACTCAGCAATTACAGCAGTTGTAGCAGCAAATACAATAAATACAAATACAGTAATTGCACCAATAGCAACTGTTTCACAAAATACTTTGACCGCATTATCAACAGCGGCTACGGCATTAGCCACAAAATTAGCAGAGATAGCAGCAGTTACTCCAGTTTATATTGCTCCAGCACCAGACCTTGCACCAGTTGCCCCAACTCCAATCGAGCCACCTGCAGAAGAACCACCAGTTATCGAGCCACCTGCAGAAGAACCACCAGTTATCGAGCCACCTGCAGAAGAACCACCAGTTATCGAGCCACCTGCAGTTGAAGAGCAAGCCCCATTAACTGTTCAAGAAATTGAAAATATTATTAATGATTTAGTTGATAATGGCGAACTATCCACATCTGATGCGGAAGCAATTTTAAATACTTTAAGTGCAGATGGAGAAATTACCTCAGATGAAATTAATAATTTATCTGAGGTATTATCAGCAGATGGTGAGTTTACTGAAGCAGAAAGATCACTAGTTGCAGAAGCTCTTATTGAATCGGCAAATGGCGAAGCAGTTACCGCACAGGATATACAAGATGCTGGACTTACCTACAGTGACTTGCCAGACGCTACGCCCGTTGAAGTAAGGCAGGATGAGAATGGAAATTCCGTTATAATAGTAGCAGAGATAGCAGCAGCTTTACAAGTGCTGGAGTCTCCATCAGAATTTGTCTCAGCAATATTTAATGATCCAGGACAGGCATTAACTGCTGTATTAAATATTGGTGCTGATATGAGTAATGAAGAACGAAAAGAAGCAGAAGAAATGGTAGTGTCTGCAATTATTGCAACTAATGCTGCAATAAACGCAGTTAGCGTTGCAGGAAGTGCCGCTGCAAATGCCGCATCATCTGCATCTAGAGCAACAACTGGAGGAGCAACTCCTAAAGGAACAAGTGGCGGTGGACCATTAGGTGGAGATCCAAGAATAAGGAGAAGAAAACCATGATAAAGAGAATATTTAAAGATATGATAGACCAGCTTTGGACCCTATTGGGAATGTTTATTGCTTGGGTAGTTCTTGACGGATCTGCAAAAACCGTTGTTGGCTATGCAATTATTGGTACCCTAGTGGCTTGGGCTATTACTTATCCAATTAGAAATAAAGATTCAGAGTAAGGTATAATAGGGATATGAAAAAAATAATCCCTATTGCTTTATCTGGCTTATTAATGCTATTATTAGCAGGATGTGGCTACGATGGTGGTTATCGATATCCATGTCAAGATCCAGCAAATTGGAAAATTGCAGAGTGCAATCCTCCTATTTGTGAGGCGTCTGGAACATGTACAAAAGATTTAATTAAAACTGATACAGCACAACAAACAACTACAGAAGGAACAATCAATGGCTAAAGAAAGATTATCTCCACAAGATTTAGACGCTAGATTAAAATTTATTTTAGGAATTACGCTTGGTACAATTTTATTATGTACCGCATTGGGAATTTTATATGGACTTTTATTTGTGACACAGCCAATTGGCGCACAGTCAGAAAATGATAAGATGTTTTTTAATGTATTGGGATCAGTTGCTACATTTATTACAGGAACATTAGCTGGGCTTTTGATTGGTCAATCAGGTGCTAAAGATGTGATGTCAGCACAGTTGGCTAATAAAGAAATAGATGCAAAAAATACTCAGGCGGATAAAAAGTTAGAATCAGAAATTGATGATGCAAAAGCACGTAGATTAGCAAAGCCAGACGGTGCAATGCCAACAGAACAACCTGTTGATACTAGTTGGGATAAGTAATAACTATGTCATCAGCAGAAAAATTTGTTGAGATTGCTAAAACAGAAATAGGAACAGTTGAAGGTCCTAAAGACAATGAAACAAAATATGGTGCATTTACAAAAGCTAATTTTCAACCTTGGTGTGGATCTTTTGTTATGTGGTGTGCAAATGAAGCAGGAATAAAAGTTCCTAATACAGTATATACTCCAGGTGGTGCAGCAGCATTTAAAAAATCTGGTCAATGGATTGACGGAGACATCGCAGACCCAGAGCCAGGAGATGTCGCATATTTTGATTTCCCATCAGATGGTGTAGATAGAATATCACACGTAGGAATAGTTGCAGTAGACAATGGCGATGGAACAGTATGGTGTATTGAAGGAAATACATCTTCAAGTGAAAAAGGAAGCCAGAGAAATGGCGGAGAAGTAGCCAAAAAACTTCGTGCATATAAAAAAAATAAAAAGAATATAATGGTTTCTATTGTAGGTTTTGGAAGACCCAAATTTGGTGAATCTTCAAGTACAAAAACAGAAACTACCGTTAAAGCAAAAAAATCAAAAGCATGTTCATCATGTGGACAAGAAATTAAAGGGTAAAAATGGATAATTTAGATAACTTGTCAGATGAAGAAATTTCAAAATCTTACGAGTCAGATAATGAAGAGGAAGACAACTGGGATAATATGGAAAAAGCTTGCTGGTCTGGATATAAGCAGGTAGGCATGAAAGACAAAAATGGCCGAAGAGTCCCTAATTGTGTTCCAGTAAAAAAATCTTTATTTGGCACAGAGGGTCCTCAAACTTTAATACCTAAAAATAAATAATAAAATCAGTTGACAATCTATTTTCAAATGCTGTATAATTATGTATTAGGACCAATCCTTTTATAGATTAGGTAAAATGCAAATAAAATATTTAGATATACTCAAAGAGATTAGCCCCTCTTATTACCCATGGTTTTCATATCATGTTGAGCCACTATTTGATTATCATAATCCATGGAAAGAAACAGAAGACATAAACTATAAATTGAATAATGTTGGCTTAAGATGCGACGACTTTAAAAAAATTGAAGATACAGATTGTCACGTAGTTTTTGCTGGTTGTGAATTTACAATACCAATGGACGTTAAATATGAAGATGGCTGGGCCTATAAAATACACAATGAATTTTATAAAGATAAATGTAATTTTATTAACATATCCTACGCAGGAGTAGATTCAGATAGACTTGTTTACAATATTTTAAAATATATTAACTTATACGGAAAACCTTCAAAACTTTTTATTTTAATGCCAGAGCTAATAAGAGCATACGGATGGTGGCCAGAAGCAAAAGGATTTAAGCCAAAAATGTATAGGCAGCATTCTGGTGGCGAAGAGCATAACTTGATGGCAGAACCCCATGATCTACCACTTCAACTACTTGCATTAAAATATATTCAATCAATTACATTTTTAAACCAATATTGCAAAGATACTGGCATAGATTTAACATGGACCTCTTGGGATTCTCAAACAAATGAGTTTTTAGAGCAATATAAATTTAACGGTTTTTTTAAGATAGATTCACAAAAAGATTTTGATCAAAATTATATATATGAATCATTTAAGCAAAAAATAGAGGCAAAAATATGACAAAACATATTTGGGACTATTATCAAGCGTATTTTGATAAAATTGGTAAATCAAAAGAAAATATAATTCATATTCCTGGTTTTATGACAAGTGATGAAATAGATTTAGTAATGAACTATATAGGTAAATATAGGGACGACCCAGAGTTTTCTGGCGGCAAAACATTAACTTTAGATAGAATAAAAGATGAAGATAAAAAACTATTTAACTTAATTTTGAAATACGGACATGAAGTTTTTTCAATAATGAAAAAAGAATACTGTGATAGATACAAGGTTAGTATAAAAACTTCGCCCTGGAATCCATTTCACATAGTTAAATGGAAGCCAGAAATGTCTAGTGGACTACATTCAGATTGTCAGTACCCAGACGGAACCCCATTAATGAAATCTAATTATTATAAATTAAATATTACTGCATTAATATATCCAAATGATGACTATGTCGGAGGAGAAATTGGATGGCCAGACTACGATTTAGAAATAAAGCCAAAAGCAGGTGACCTTGTTATGTTTCCAGCCAATAATTATTATTTACATTATGTTAAAAACGTAGAGTCTGGATTAAGATTTACAATTCCTACTTGGTACACATTTGATGTTGGTGTGGAAATTCCAATTGAAGAGTACATGCCAGAAGCTTCTAAAAATTTATGGGTAAACGAAGGAGAAGACTCTTCACACTTGAGTCAATACTAATGAATCCAGACATAGAAAATAAAATTTTAGACAACATTTTGACTCAAGATCAAATTAATAGAATATACAAATCTGTAGACGTCTGCCCAAAAGAAAAAATTAAAAAAGATAATCCATGGGGGCAGACTGTTTTTTATATAAAAGAGTTTGACTCAAAATTTAATGGCGCAGAAGACATATATAATGCTATAGAAGATCGTGTAGAACAAGCATATGGTAAAAGAATTCCTATACTAGGAATACAGTTTGCCAGATATGATACAACTGCACACATAATGCCAAATCTTGATTTCCATATAGATTCAGTTTTTACAAAACCAATGCTTACGTTTGACATACAAATAAAATCAACTGTAGATTGGCCAATTATTGTCAATGAAAAAGAGTATACACTGAAAGATAATCAGGCTTTAACATTTTCTGGTACACACCAGGTTCACTCTAGAAAAAAGGTAGAGTTTAAACCTAATGACGTATGCGATATGATATTTTGCCACCTAGAGCATGCAGATATGGAAGATATTGATAGAGAATTTAGAAAGACAATGATGGATTTAGTAAAGAAAGCAACCAGAAAATAATGTTATATTTAAATGAGCTTGGCGTCGATGTATTTATTAAAAGATATAAGGATAAACTACAGGATTCATTTTGGAATAATTATGATTTAGTGTTGTGGGAAAAAGATATTTCTGGATATTACAATGTAAATGGAATGTATCATAAAGACAACTGGGGTACACATGAAAAATTTATTGTAAACAAAAATGGATCATGGGGGTTGCCAAAACAATATGTCAAATATTTTAAATAGCATTGGTATTGACGAAGAAGATTTAGACTGGTGGCATCTTTCTATATGCAGAGGTATGGACACTAATTTATTTTATGAAAAATATGAAATAGATGACAAAATTGCAAAAAATATTGATGAGGCATGCTTAGCCTGCCCTGTTATAAAAATGTGTTACAAGACTGGTGTTGAAAATAATGAGCATGGAGTATGGGGCGGAGTTTATTTAAATTCTGGCTCTATAGATAAGCCAAGGAATATTCATAAATCACCAGAAGTATGGAAAAGATTGAAGGCAAAAAATGTACATTGATAAAAACAAAAATCATTTTAAGCATGGAATCAATCAATGGACTGGTGAGCCAAATAAGCCAGTATTTTACACACCAGAAATGGCTAAAGCTTTAAGAGGAATAACTAAACCAGTAAACAACTTACAAATGGATGTTGTAAAATATCCAGAATTTTTAGCATTAAGATTGTATGAAAACAACTTTATACAATTTGAGGGTACTAAAAAAGAAATGGTCATAGACTATGTATCAAAAGTAAAAAAATTGATAGAGTCATATGGCGTAAGATGCGAACTGGAAGGGGTTCCTAGTGAAAGAATATTACGATAGGGTGTTGATTGTCTATATCCCAGAAGATGATATGCATGGAACCGTTGAAAAATTAGGTGCTTTTGCGTCTAATGTTAAATATACAAAAGATGAAATAGAGCATGAAGAGCTACTAGGAAATGAGGAGTTTATTATAATGGATGAGATAGTATTTACACACATAGAAGAGGGTGAAAATGGATAAAGTTCTTTGCTATTCATGCAATAAAACAAAAAACAAGTTAACTATGAAAAAGTCAACACTTGTTTCAATTAATTTACTTATGTGCGAGTCTTGCATACTTTCTAAATTTGAGCCAAGATGGTTAATTATATTAACTGGGCGCCAGCAGGGCGCAGAAGTAGTTAGGGAATTTGTTTTAAAAAGGAAGTATGTTGGACAAGAAATTACAGCTTCTGAGTTATTAATTTAATATACATTATACGGTATAATATGATATATAATGAATCTGGATCTGACAACTATAATTATTGCAATATCTGCAGCGATATTGTCTGGCATGGGCACGGCAATTATTGCTGGAATTAGCGATAATAAAAAAGAAAAAAATAGGAAAATAGAGCGTGAGCAAGACCATTTAAAAATAGAATTAAAAGATATTAAAATAGAGTTATATCAGTTAGAAAAAGAATTAACTGAATGGAAAGATAAATATTATAGCACCTTGCAAGAACTTATTATGGTCAAATCCGAACTTGAAAATGCCCTGAGAGAGCTTGAAGGCCTGGATTTTCCAGAAAAAGAGGGCTAGCCTTTCGAATTTATAAATAGTATACTAGTACTATGACAGCTGTAGTAGCCTTAATCCATGAAAATAAAGTCCTATTAGGGGGCGATTCTGCTGCGTCCGATGACAAAAGCGGTTTAATTTTTTGTAGAGTGGATCCAAAAGTTTTTAAAGTTGGTCAATACGGTATAGGATTTGTAGATAGTTTTAGAATGGGTCAAATATTACAATATAACTGGACACCTCCAATTTATAAGCCTACGGCTGGCTACAAAAATTTAGATAAGTTTTTGCGTACTAAGTTTATAGAATCAATTAAAGAGGCATTTAAAGAACAAGGCTATGGTAATCAAACTGCAGGATCTACGGAAGACGGAGATGAAGGTGGAGTTTTCATCATCACAGTTCAAGGCTCAGGTAGAATATTTGTAATGGATACCGATTTTCATATTGGTGAAGCAGATGTTGCTTATATGGCAGAGGGTGCTGGACAAGAGTTGGCTTTAGGGTCACTGTTTTCTACAACTGCTATCAAAACACCTCGTAAACGTGTTAGGATGGCCCTAGAGGCTGCCGCTAAGTTTAACATGTCTGTTAGACCACCATTTACAATAATTGAAGTTTAGAGTATAATAAACTATATGGACATTAATGATCTAAGACCAGAAAACAACAATATGTCAATGGATCTTAGAGGAACTCCAACTCACGTATGCCCATGCGGATGCTTTGTTTGGAATCTTAAAGTGGTATTTGAAAATTTTGATATCTCAACATACTTTTTAGACATGGAATGCGCCAACTGCGGAAGCCTAGCAACCGCCCCTACACCAAAGGATAGACCAGAATGAGAAAGTCAGAAAGATTAAGACTACTAGAAATGCAAATAATCAAGCTAGAGTTTGAGATAGATTTGTTAAATAACATGCTTGCAACTCTTTTGGAAGCAAACAGCTTAGCCCAGCCACAACTAGACGCTGGCAAATGGTATCAAAGAAGGTTAGACAAGAACTCTTGACATATACGCTACTAATTTAGTAGAATATGCATATGAATAAAAAACTAATAACTGCAAGTACAGCGGTAGCGATAATGCTATCCACCATGTTAATTACTGTAGAAGCTAAGGCGGAAACACAAGCACCTACAGTAGCTGTTTTAGATACAGCACTAGATACCTCTTTGCCAATTTTTAAAGATAAAATTGTTTACGAAGTATGTATTTTGGAATGGGCCTCATGTCCAAATGGTCAAAAGTTTATGGAGGGCACAGGATCTTCTGTGCTACCATCAAAAATTATTTCTTCAAATGGTTTCGATCACGGAACACAAATGGCATCAGTTGCAGTAGCAACTAATCCAAATATTAAAATTGTTTTTATAAGAATAATTGGAAATACACCTTCTGGTGATCGTCAGGTTACTGGTGAAACTGGTGTGTCTTTAGCATTAAAATGGGTATTAGATAATAAATCTCGTTTTAACATTCAAAGCGTTGCAATGTCTCAGGCAAACCATTCGATATTAACAAGCCTAACAGACTATTGTCCAGCAACACCAATGCTTCGTGGAGCAATATCATCATTAGTTTCTTCTGGAACTCCAGTATTTTTTGCAGCGGGAAACATGAGAGACCTTTCAAGATTATCTTGGCCAGCATGTATTAATGATTCAATATCAATTGGCATGGCTGATCAATATGAGCAAATAGATAATTATTCTAATTTTGATAAAGATAGATTAGACTTTTATGCTATTGGCAATATGCAGGTTGCAATTCCAGGCGGATCCGTAAAAAATGCAACAGGCTCATCAATTTCAACACAGGTTGCTGCTGCTACATGGGCTGGTATTAAATATTCAAATCCTTCTTTAACCTACCAACAGGTTTTAGATATATTTAATAATAGTTCAAAACCAATACGTGGTGCTAGAGGACAATATGGTAAACTTATTTCTAGTAATCCAAGCGTAATACAGCCAAGTGCGCCAACCGTGTCAAAACCAGTTGATCCAGTAATTAAAACTGCAGAACAGTTGGCTGCGGAAGCAAAGGCTGCTCTTGTAGTTCAAGCTAATAAAGCGGTTGCAGATGCTGAATTAGCGTATCAAGCAGAGATTAAATTAGCTGCAGATAAACTTGCTGCAATTAAATTAGAATGGGCTAAAAAAATAAATGGCTAATATGACAGTATTAGAAGCAATTATTAAACAAATTGGCGAGGAGTTGTACCAGAAATGGTACAACGCCCTTGCTATTGAAGATAGAACCGAAGAAGCCTCAAAAGCATTGGCGCAGAATGCTGGGGAAACTACATTTTGGGTAATTCAAACATTTATGACTAAATTTAATGAGGCAGCAGAAGAACTAAAGGATAAGTAAACATTGGTAAATGATAGAATATTAATAAACTCTGCACCCAGGAGCGCAACTGCCTGGATGCAGTTTCTTTTGTATAACTATAAAATAACTTTACTTAAAGACGTAGAATATGGTGGTAACATATACGCAAATTCCTTTGTTTTAAGAATACACACCCCAGTAGCATTATTAGCAAAATTTGATGGGATAACGCAAACAACAATATTAAGAGATCCCGCAGACCTTCTGCCATCAGTTATTACAAAAATTATGTCTGGTCTTGGAAACAGTATTGTTAGCGGTGTCGCACAGCCACATGAGTACAACCATGTGAGCATAGACAGATTAATTGCGGAGCATTTTTATGTTTATAAAAATTATGCATATGGTATAGAAAAAAATATTAAAAACTTAAAACCATTTACCTTTGAACAAGTCACTACAGATATAGAGTATGTAGTTAAAAACTTACTAGACATAAATGCAGATAACAATAGCATAGACAGATTAAAAGAATCTGCTAGAAAAAGAATCCAAATACATAATAAAGGTGATGTTGGAATAAATAATGCCGTGCCAGTAGATCAGAAACCAGAGATATATTATAAAATAAAAGATATGCTTTTAAACACTGGTGGGTTTGATAAAATACAAAAAATGTATGAGGACTCTAAAAGCTTAATTCTTAATGAACAATCTAACTGGTGACAATTTAATGTCAAAAAAACCAGTTAAGCAATTTGATTTTGATAAAATAAACAATTTAGCAAATGATGAAATTGAAAGTTCTCACCACATAGATCAGATTCAGTTATCTAAAGCTAGGGTATACACAAATAGAGAAGAATATATAAAAACAATACCTTTAAATTGTGATTACATGGAACTTGGCGTTGCTTGGGGGTACTACTCTGATATTTTGGCTAAATCAAGAAATCCATTATCAATAGATTTAGTAGACTGGTACAATCAAGATCTAAAATGTTGGTCTTGGAGAAAATTTGGGTCCTGCCAATGTGAACCAAAACATGAGCTATTGTACACACCAGAAACTCATATGGAATACATTGAGGATAAATTTAGCAAATATAAAGGCGTAAATGTAATTAAGGGTAACGTGCCACAAACACTTGATACAATAAATAAAAAATATGATTATATTTATGTAGACCTATCTAATGATAGAAAATTAATTAGAGATACTTTAAATAAAATAAAAAATATGATTAAACCTGGTGGAATAATAGGTCTAAATGATTATTTGATTTATGATGGTATAATTGAAGATATGCCATATGGAACATATCAGTCCGTAAATGAATTTTTATTTTTAAATAAAGAATGGTCTGTGGATGCAATTTCATTACACCAATTAGGATTTTATGATATATATTTAAGGAGTCCAATTGAATAAATTAAATAAATTTGATAAAGATCTAGACATAACCAATTATATGATTGAAAAAAGCTCAGGGATAAATGATGTTTTTTTTAATTTATTTGACAAAACTTGGTTTAATAATTTAACAAGAGAAGAACAAGAAAAAAGAAAATTTAGTATATTGCCAAATGAAAATTGTGTAGACGACGGCTCAGTATCTTATGAGTATAACTTAGATTCATTTAGATGTGATAATTTTACCAACGTACATAAAGAAAAATATCATTTAGTATTTGGGGGATGTTCTGAAACAGAAGGAGTTGGCGGAAACTTAAATGAAATATGGTCCTATAAGCTATACTTAGAATTAAAAGAAAAATATGAAATTGGTGGATATTATTCATTAGGAAAATCTGGCAACGGATGGCATAAAATAGCTTTAAGTTTAATGATTTATGTGGAAAAATATGGCAAGCCTACCCATTTCTTTGTGATGCTTCCAAATGTTGGAAGAAATTATTATTGGAACACAGAAGAGAAAAGTTGGTCATATTTACAAAAATATGTAAATGAGGGATGGAAGAAATCCCCACACGAAGAAAAAAATTTGTTTAGTCCTGATGAGCATAAGAGACAATTTATGGAATTTATGGTAGGATGGAAAATGCTTATTAATTATTGTAAATCAAATAATATTAAAATTCTATATTCTACTTGGGATTTTAGGGAAAACAATAATATAGGATTTTGGGATAGGGCAGATAAATTATTTTTAGCTACTAACCCAGAAGATTTATTAAAACTTATAGAAACCAAGTATCCAGACATGAATGTTCCAAAAAATCTTTTAAGAAAAAGAGATGGTCATTCTGGTGACATTAAGCATGAATATTGGAAAAATGTTTTTATTGAAGCAATAGAAAAAAGAAGTTTTTTTAATGATTAAAAAAATTATATTGCTATACAGAAAAAGAAAAATTAAAAAAGAGTTACTGAAAAATAAAAGATTTATTTATTAAGGAGAAAAATGAAATCATTTTATAAAGACAATATATTTAATGATGCAAGCTTTTCTATGATTAAAGGCTATGTTTTTAAACACATAGAGTCATCTAATGATTTTAATTATACAAAAATTTATGGCAGGTACTGGAATACAATAGATTTTAATGATGACATAAACAATCTATTAATTAAAACTGCTAGATCTGGATTTGGCGTTGATGATTTAGAAATAGTTTATACACAATGCGTTAAATATCAAATAAAAGACGGGGTTATTCCATCACTTGGTAATCACATAGATAATTTTTATGCCACACATACACTTAATATAATTATAGATTCAACTCTAGACTGGCCATTGACAGTTGAAGGTGTAGACTTCCCAAGCTTAACAAACTCAGCAGTCTTTTTAAAGGGGGACGAAGATTTTCATTATAGACCAAAGTACCCATCCTTAAGTGAAGATGACTATGTGGTAGCAATTTTTGTTAACTTTGCCCCAGAAAATAGTGAAATAATGAAACAAAGCAGAAAGTTCAAAGCACTCCCAGAAGATGCTCAAAAAATAATGAAGTTAAAAATGGTCCCAAATGATGTTAACCTATATTGACAATACTAGAATGATTGTATATACTTAACCAGTGATCATAGATAATAATAACTTTGAAGAATCAATAAAAGCTCATAAGGTTATCTTAGTTGATTTCTGGGCAGATTGGTGCCGACCATGCAAAATGTTTTCTCCAATTTTAGATGAAATTTCAAAAGAGTATTCTTTGTGGATAGGTAAAATAAACGCAGACGAAAATAAAGAAAAAGCTGCAGAGTATAATATTGTATCTTTGCCAACTACAATTGTTTTTGAAAATGGCAAAGAGGTTAAAAGAATTTTAGGTGCAAAAGCTAAACATATGATGTTAAAGGAATTAGATCAATGGATTTAGAATTTGAAATTTGGTTTAAAAATGGCGTTGATCGTGGCTGGATTTCTGAAGTTTTTTGTGGTACACACGATGCTCCACCAATGGATGATGAAGAAATGCAAGAATGGGAAGACGGCGGAGACCCATGTTCATTTCATGTTAAAGTAAACGAGTTATACTAAAGCGACATTTGACGGACTTAAGCGTTTAACATAGTGTGAACATGTCACAGATTTCTGTCTCGTTAAGAGGCAGATTAACATAAGGAGAAATAAATAGAATGAACTCATTCAAGAAAGTATCGCTAATCATCGCTGCAGCCCTGACTAGCACAATGCTTGTAACGCCAGCAGCTAACGCTAACCCTGGAACTGTAACATTAACAGTGGCGGGATCTGCAGCAACGGGTGGAACAGTAGTAACAACTCCTGTATCACTACCA